AGCATCAGAATACTCATTATCAATTACAACTACCTCATGCCCTTCTGCAAGAAGTTTATCTACGAGGTTTGATCCTATGAATCCTGCTCCTCCTGTTACTAATGATCTTGTCATGATGTCATCCTACTGAATCCTTTAATTTTTTCAAATCTAATTACATTGGTGAACTTATCTTGTAGACCCTCTTTATGAGAGATTACAAAGACATTAGCGTCCTTAACAACATATCTAATTATCTTTAAAAATTCTTCTGTTCCAAATCCATCTAAGGAGGAGTCAAAGGTCTCGTCAAAAATAATTAAATTACAGTTGAGTGAATTTTTTATTTTAGCAACTTCTCGCCAAGTAAACAAGAGTGCCAAGTCAATTCTCATTTTCTCACCTTCAGAAAAAGAAGAATAAGAAAAATCCTCCTGAATGGGAGATCTAATAGACTCATTAAACTCTTCATCTAATGAGAAATTTATATAGAACTCCATCATTTGGAGGTATCTATTAACTTGTTGGTTAATCAACGGAAGATACTTCCTGATGATTTTGGTTTTAACACCGCCATCCTTCAGGAGATCTGATACGAAGTTGTATTTTATTATATCATCTTTCTTGGATTCTGCACTAGCACAAGCAAGTTCAAATTGTTTTTTAAAATCTGTTAGCTTCTCATGTTCAGTATTTCTGTCTTCAAGTTGAGTGGTAATAGTTTGAATTTCCTGTTCCAAATCTCTGACTTGTCTTTGATAACCAGAGACTTTTGTATTAACTTGAGAAATGCCATGTGTTAGATTAGTAACCTCTTCTGATAAAGTAATGAAAGTGGACTCCCTCAACTCTTCCTCTTTAATTGCTTCTTCGAGTTCTTTATACCCAGATTGCAACTCTTTTGCTTTATTTTGGGAGTCCGTAATTTTATTTATTCTGAAGGTCTCTTCTATATCTTGGGTACATGTAGGACAAACCGTATTACCTGTGAAGAACTTATGTTCTTTAGTAATGGTCGCTACTTTCTGACCTAATTTACCTTTAAGGTTTCCTAACTTTTTAAGTTTTGCTTTAGATCCAGAGTATTCTAAAACCTCTTTATTCTTATTACTTAACAACTTTTCAAGTTCTTTTTCTTCTTCTAATAACTTATCTTGTTCCTTAATTAATTCCTTAATACTCTTCTTCTTATTATTAATATCCTTCTTACCCAATGCTTCAATCTCATCCATAAAAGATTGTTGCATCTCATACTTCTCTTCAAGAGTCATCTTTTTATATTCTAACTCTTTTATAGCATCCTTTACAACTTTAACCTTCTCCTTAAGAACACTATTCATTGAAGAGAAGATTTTAATATCTAAGATGTCTTCAATAACTTCTCTCCTATTAGGAGCATTCAGTTGCATGAACGGAACAAAATTACTACTACCAAGAATAACTATCTGTGTAAATGACTTGTAATTCATCTTAAGAACTACATTCTCTAACCAAGTTTGCTGTGCATTTGCATGAGCATCTTGATTTAAAATTTTATCGTTTTTATAAATCTCAAATTTAGTAGGTTTAATACCTCTTATAATCTTCCATTTAACTGTACCAATAATAAATTCTATCTCTACTACCGTATCCTTTTCATTCTGTGAATTTACAAGGAGACTCTTAGTAACACCTCTATATGACTTACCAAACAAAGAGAATGTTAAAGCATCTAATAATGTAGATTTACCAGCACCGTTATTACCTACAATTAAAGTATTGAACGCCGATCCATTAAAATTAATTTCGGTAAAATGATTACCAGTACTAAGAAAATTTTTATATTTAATACGTTTAAACGTTATCATTATCAGGGGGTATCACAAGATCATTTTTGGTAATGACTGCATATTCATAGCCATGCAGTTGGCACGTTTTGACGATTAAATGATCATCAACTTCTAGGACATTTAGATCAGGATGGTCTTCCTTTTCCTCTAACATCATAGCAAACCTATCACAATCATCCTCTTCCTCAAAAAGATAGAGAACTTGTCTTCCTTCATCATTTGTAACGGAGTACGCTCCTTGGTCCTCACGACCTTCTAAAGTAAGAATGTACATCAGACTAATTCACATGCCTCTCTATAGATCTCTTGAATCAAAGTTTGAATTTGAGACTTATTGATATTAGATTCAGATTCCTCAATATACTTATTAAGTAAGGATATTGTATCTTCAGACTCTATATCAATATTATCATGATCTATTTCTTCTTGGAAGTTTTCAACGACTTTAAGTTCAGCAACATCAGCAGCATATAACTTATCTACAAATTGATCAAACTTCTTAGGTGAAGACTTCTGCTTTACTAATAATTTTACTATCTTATCCTTAAATTGTCTAGCATCAAATGTTTGATGATCATTATCATTATAATAGATTGTATGAAAAAGTCTATAGGGGTTGCGTATCTCTTCAGTCTCTAAAGTATCTGTATCAAATATATGGAATCCTCTATTATCTCCAGTATCATTAGCAAACATTTCATATGGATTACCTAAGTAATAAACTTTACCATTATTAGATCTAGTATGATAATGACCAGAAAATACTTTTGCAAATTTATCAAACATATCAGTGTCATAACCATCCATCATTACATGCCCACGAGTAGCAGTAAAACCATTAAGTTCTAAATGGCCCATAACCATCTTTGCTTTTGATTTAGCAATCTTAGTCAGTGTCTTTTGTTCATTGTCACTATTCATCCAAGGGACAAATAAAACTTTTAATTTATCAAACGTTGCTTCAGTTGCTTCTGAATAGCAAGTTATATTAGGGTACTCTTTAAGTAATAAATCTATAGCATTTACTTCATTGGTATTCTTAAAATAAGCAGTATGGTTACCAACAATAGTATGGATAGAATAGGATGTAAGTCTATCAAAATAATTCTCCTTTGCCCATTTCAAGGCAGCAAAATCAATACCCTTTCTATTATCAAAGGTATCTCCCATATCTATTATAGTATCAATTCCACGAGATTCCAACTCTGGAAAAAATATATCGTTATAAAATTTTAGAAAATAGTCGTGGAACAATTTGGAATTCTTACGAGCACCAAAATGCTGATCAGTTATAATTGCAACCTTCATTTTTTAGTAGTGTTGCTACGTGTTCTGTTTATAATACTAATGAACTTATCACCAGCAAAATGCCCACCTAAGCAGACATCAATCTCATCACCATCCTTCCAATTCACATCACCATTCATCTTAGTGTGTTGCATGAGGACTGCAATCTTATCAATGACTTCTTGTGTTAATCTCATTATGATCTAGATTTAGAATGAATACTGTCTTTAATACTATTATAGTCAGAATAGTTACCACCGTCACTGAGACTATCATCATAAAAGACTTCTTCATATCCAGTCTTTTCAAGAATCTTATTCTTAATCTCTAATTGCTTTTTCTCTTTTTGAATCCTTCTAAGGAACGCATAATGTATAATCTGCGTAAAGTAAGCAAAAGGATTCTGGGATTTCTCAGGATTAAAATTATGTATGTACTGAACGCAATTTTCGATTCCATCAGAGATCATATCATCCTTAAAGATGTAATTAACGAAGTTAGGTTTAAATGATAGATGAGTAGCAATCTTTAAAAAACACTCACCGAGATAATTTGTAATTCTAGGTTTATCTTTACCTAGTTCTTCTGCTTCAGCAACATCTTTCTTGTATGCAATTAAAGCAGCAAGAAATTCTTTATTGTTTACATAATGAACTGATCTTTTTCTTTTTGTTACACCAGCCATACGACTTTCCTTTGTGTTAAATTGATTATAGCACCTCTGGATTGTTTAAACAACTTGACAAGGTATTGCTACGCATGTACAATAACCTTTGTAGAGGTTCAAGGGGAATCTTCAAAGAGCTTTTCTAATATCTCTTTGGTATCATTGACATTAGCAATATAACCCATCTTTCTATTAATTTTCTTTCTAGTACCAGTAGGATCTTTAGGGAAGTCCTCAGCGGATTCTCTTATCCATGCTTGATACATCATAATCATTTCAATATCTTTAGACTCACTCATAGTCAATACGTTCTCCATATCAATAACAAACATATCATCTTTAGTAGTCTTTAACCAAGGTTCTAACTTATATCCTGTTAGACCTCTAGGTCCGTTAATTTGCTGCAATGTAATTGGATTTGTTACAAGTAGAATTGTTTTATTATTTTCAAAGCATGGAGAGACCTTGGTGTATATCTCGTCACCACACTTAAGTTTAATTGTTGCGTAAAAGTCGTCTTCCATATGATCCTACTTTAAGTTTACATTTACAATCTCATAGTTAAATTTCTCTTCGTTGTAGATTTTGATTCGTTCGATGAGGTGATTTAATGTGTAATTTTTCTGAGAATTATGAGTACAGTCATCAGAAATATCATACAGCATCGCTTTGGTTTTATCTTTACCTCTTCTTAAAACCCTTCCAATACTTTGTAAATTACGGATTCTAGATTTACTGGGAGAAGCAAAAACCACATTATGCAGGTTTCTAATATTTATACCTGTGGAGAACACGCCGTAAGATGCTACAATGATAGCATTTGATTCACGTTCTACTATCTCTCTTACGGTTTCCCGCTCTACTGTACCTACTCCACCATGAACAAAAAAGACTTTTCTACCTGGAACTGTATTATCCTTAATCAATTCATAAAGAGGTAAACCATGAGTTTCTACTCTCTGGAATAGAACCAAAGTATTCCCTTTTAAGTCTACTACCAAATTTTTAATAAAGTTATTTCTTTGATCATGAGTTATAATATATTGAACTTCATCTTCAAATACTTCAAACTTTTTAGGTGGATGCTTTAATACGATACAAGTAATATCTAATTTTGCAAGATGGCCCTTCTGCATTAAGTCATCAGTCTTAGTTACTTTATATGCTGGACCAAATAATCCTTCTAAGACCCATTTATGAGTCTGTGTGCCATCTAAAGTACCAGTGAATCCAAATCTATACTTAGCATTGTCAAGCTTTGTCATTATAGATATAAGAGACTTACTCTTAAATAGATGTGCTTCATCACCAATAATGACATCAAAGTCAGTAAAGAAGGATCTATCTAATCTAAAGACAGATTGCCAAGTAGTAATAGTAACTGGAAATTCATTTGTCTTTTCTCTACCAGAATATATACGGTGACAATATGACTCAGCGTCCCAACCATAATCTTCAAAATCTTTATACAACTGCTCTACGAGAGATGTCGTTGGCACAACTAAAAGAATTTTTTGCTTTGTACTCACATAATACCTTACGACACCGTAAATCATCAACGATTTGCCAGAGGCAGTGGGTGATATCAATAGTCTTCTATTATGTTTTAGAGAATCGCATACTCCCCGAATTTGATAATCTCTAGGTTTAAACTTAGTAATAGAAGCATAGTAATCTTTTA